GGCATTGAAGAGCACTGAACCAATTTGGCCTCATGCAGACAGAGCAAACTACTTGCCCGAACCAGTTTTTGAGGCAAGAGAGAGTGCTCTTGATGTGATACTGACGATGCAGATGATGGTGCGTGAGCCTATGATAAATATGGAGCCTTACGGACTTGAGGTTGTCGCCGTCACTCCTGAGTGCGTTGGTGGTAATATGTGGACTTCTTACAAGAAGAGCACCGTGAGTAGGTTCTTTCCAGACCCTCCTTTTCGTGTGCCTGCTGTATTGAAACCTGATGATCCGCGGGTACCATATCCGTACGATCCCAGGCCAGATATCATGGGTAAGTACAACAAAGTGATTAGTCCTCTCCCAGAGAAGGAATTAGCACATGTGGTACAACACTTATCCGTGCAATTTTCACACCTTCGCCATCCGTGTCGCCCCACAGAATTGTTGAGCTTTGAGCAGGCCGTTAACGGCATACCTGGAGCTCCATTCTTTGATGCGATCAACTTCCACACATCCCCTGGTTTACCATATACATTGGAAAACATCCAGAAGAAGAGTTCTCTCTTTATTGAGACAGGAACCTACTTGAATGGGATGCCAAAGAGGGAATGCATTAATCAGAAATGCCTTGAGAGATATGAAGCTATCATTAGCGCAGCTCAAAAAGGTTTGATGGTTGATGACATTGTGTTCACGGAGTTCATGAAGGATGAGCTGCTTAAGAGATCAAAAGTCTTTGAGAAGCCAGCCACTCGCGGGATTGCGAACCCACCCATTGATCTGCTTTTGGCAGAGAGGGCGGCGTTCCTCCCATTCATTGCGCTCCTACAGTACAACAGACACTCAGTTGATAGCCAGGTAGGGATTAACCCAATGTCCGGCTCCGAGTGGACTGAAATGATACATCGGTTGAAGGCCAACTCAGATCTTGTGTTTGACGCGGTTACACTGCGTTCGATTCAACGATCCATCCTAATACTCTAGATGCTTTTGCAGATATTGTAAATGGGACGATGGGTGGTGACTTCTACACACAGATGGCCCGCAAAGTGCTGATCAGGTATTCCTATGATCGCGTTGCGCAGGTTACGAATGTCCGCGTGAAAATCAATCAAGGGATGGCGTCTGGTATGCCGTTCACAGCAATTGGGAATAGCGTGGTCAACATGATCTACCTGAGGGTTGCTTGGATGCTGCTTGCTGCAAAGCATGCTCCTGAGTTTTATTCGATGACGGAGTTCGATAAACACGTTAGAGCCATTGTATATGGTGATGATAATGTGGTTACTGTGAAGGCACAAGTAGCTAGCTGGTACAACCTCAAAGCTATTGCACTGTGCCTAGAACCTTTTGGTGTGCTGATGACCGATGGTCAGAAGAACCCAAGAGACCAAACACAGCCCTTTTCTAAGTGGGATGACATACGTTTCCTGAAGCGCGCATTTAAATATGACGCACCAACGGGAATGTACTTGGCACCTTTAGAAAGGAAGACGATCTTGGACCGTGTGAGAT